TGTATGTGTTCCCACGAAGACACCGTGGACATCTACACCTGCTGCCACACCATGCCAAATGGCAAGGTCGAGGTCTACCAAGAAGTCGAGGGAGAAATCGTTCCAGAGTCTTACGGTGTTTATCCGATGGAACAGAATCCGTTCCTTGCCCTGCGGATGAACCGTGTGGATGGGGAAGACTACGGACGTTCTTACGTTGAGCAGTACCTCGGAGACTTGATCTCGCTTGAGAGTCTGTCTAAGAGCATCGTAGAAGCCGCAGCAGCCGCCTCCAAGGTTCTCTTCCTCGTGAACCCCACTGGAACCACCCGCGCCAAGACTCTGGCTCAAGCCCCCAACGGAGCAATCCGCGAGGGCATGGCTACGGATGTCTCCGTGCTTCAGGTGAACAAGGGTCAGGATCTTCAGGTAGCTTTGACTACTGCTCAGGGAATCTCAGATCGTCTCAGCTATGCCTTCTTGCTTACTGAGGCTACAATCCGCAACGCAGAGCGAGTGACTGCTGAAGAAGTTCGTCTTGTCACCCAGAGCATCGAGCGGCAGCTTGGCGGCATCTACTCGATCTTGTCTCAAGAGTTCCAGCTTCCGTTGGTTGGGCGGATCATTGACCGTCTTACCAAGAGCCGTCGTATGCCGAAGCTCCCCAAGGACTTTGTCACTCCGACCATCGTCACAGGCATTGATGCTCTTGGACGCGGTAACGACCTCAACCGACTGGATGTCTACCTACAGGGCATCGGACAGATCCTTGGACCGCAGATGATCCAGCAGTACATTGATGTCCGTGAATACATGAATCGTCGCGCAGCCGCACTTGGAATTGATACGGCTGGGCTGGTAAAGACCGAAGAGCAACTCGCTCAAGAACAGCAGATGCAGATGCAATCGAGTCTGCTGGCAAACCATGGCAATGAAGTCATCAAATCGATGAGCGGCATGGCTCAAGCAAACATGAGATCGCAAGCATGAGTACCCAAGTCATCTACAAGTCAGAACAACCCGTTGATGAAGCCATGGCAAAGGCCGTGGCAGAAGCACAGGCAGCAGAGAACACTCCCGCACCCGTGGAGCGTCCTCAATGGTTGCCTGAGAAGTTCAAGTCGCCCGAGGATCTTGCCAAGGCATACTCCGAACTGGAGAAGCGTTTCTCGACCCCTGCGGAGAAGCCTAAGGCTGAACCTCAGGCTGACGCTGGTACTCCGAGCGGCTTGAACTTCGAGCCTTACGCTCAGGAATACGCAGAGACCGGAGACCTGAGCGAAGAGAGTGTCCAGAAGCTTGTTGCACAGGGCATTCCTGAGAATGTCATCCGCAACTACGTCGATGGCGTCAAGGCTGTTGGTGAGCGTCAGACCCAGCAGATCTACTCGATGGCTGGCGGCGAAGCTCAGTACAACTCGATGCTGGAGTGGGCCGCTGACAACCTTGAAGAAGGTGAGATCGACGCCTTCAACGAGATCATGGACTCTGGAAACAATGCATCCATGCAGATGGCTGTCCGTGGTCTTCAGGCCCGTTACGTCCAGACCAACGGTCAACCCGCCAAGCTGATTCAGGGAGAAGTCACTGGACCCTCTGGTGGTGTCTTCCGCAGCGTTGCTGAAGTTGTTTCCGCCATGAAGGATCCACGCTACTCCAAGGATCCTGCGTACCGTCGTGATCTTGAAAACCGCCTGAAGAACAGCAATGTCTTCGGCGTCAACACCCGATAAGGAGCAAACATGAAGTCTTGGAAGACCACCGTTGCCGGAGTTGCCGCAATCCTGACTGCTGTCGGTGCTGCACTCACGGCTCTCATTGACAACGATCCCAACACCGTGTTCGATGTGGCTACGACCAGTGCAGCAGTCATGGCTGGCATTGGACTCATCTTGGCCCGAGACAACGATGTTTCCAGTGAAGAGGCCGGAGCCAAGTGAATGCAATACTCACGACGCTGGTGGTGGCGTTGCTTGAGTTCTTCGCGAAGCTTGCAGCAGGATCCCGAAAGGCCATCGAGGCTAATCGGGATCCTGCTGTTTTGCGTCGTGCTGGTTCTCGGATTCGCCAGTGGATGCACAAGAGCCGTGCTGATTCCGGAATCAAGTCCGATCAGGATCGGTCCTAAAGCAAAGGCACGGGTCTACGCCTACATCGAAGGGGAATGGACACTTATGGACAACATTGTGGACATCCCTGAAGGTTGGTATGTAGTTCCTCCTAGCTTTGTGGAGGAATCTAAGGAAGTTTCACCTTCTTGACGGGTGAGACGAGTTGCGAGTTGTGGCCCCATGCGTGGGATAACCTCAAGAGTAGCGACTAACGGTCAAGACTTTCACACGCACTCTTTCTAGGAATCTCCAACAATGGCAATTCAATCAACTCCTTCACGTCTTGGTCAGGTGAATCTGGCCAACGACGTAGATGCACTCTTTCTCAAGGTCTTCTCCGGCGAAATCATCGCCAGCTTTGAGGAAGCGAACCTCATGCTTCCCATCACCAAGGTCCGCACCATCAGCTCGGGCAAGGTCGCATCCTTCGCCGTGACTGGCGTTGCGTCGGCTCAGTACCACACGCCGGGTGAATCGGTCCTCTCGACTGGCGACACTACGGGTTATGGCAACACCACTGCCAGCAGCACCGCTGCGATGACTGTCGCATTTGACGGTGGATCGAACAAGTACCTCCAGCGTTTCCGTCACAACGAGAAGCAGATCTTCATCGATGATGTTCTCGTCAGCTCGGTGTTCGTTGCGGACATCGATGAACTCAAGAACCACTACGATGTTCGTTCAACCTACTCGCGCGAAATCGGTCGTGCTCTTGCGTACACCGCTGACAAGAACCTGATTCGTACCGTCATCGCTGGTGCTCGTGTGGCTACGGACCGCTTTGGCGGAACGAATGCGACCTACCTCGGTGCTCAGATTGATGTCAGTGCTGCGTCTTCCAGCACGAATGCTTCGGAAGACCTCATCGCTGCTCTCTTCAGTGCTGCTCAGAAGATGGACGAGGCCAATGTTCCGACCGATGGTCGTTACGCGCTCCTCACTCCTGCCAACTACTACAAGCTGGTCAATGGTGACGGCGCGAAGATTGCCATCAACAAGGACTACGGCGGAAACGGTAACATCGCCAAGGGCCAGATCGTTGAGATCGCTGGCATCACGGTGATGAAGTCGAACCACATCCCGACGGCCAGCGAAACTAGCGCAACCAATGTCCACAATGCTTCGGGCATCAAGAACGATCCCTTCGCAACCAACGGCGTTGGTTACGGTCAGGCAAACTTCGGCGCGACTGAAGGCATTGTCTTCCACACGGATGCCGTTGGTACGGTCAAGCTGATGGATCTCTCGGTCGAGAGCGATTACATCATGGATCGTCTCGGTACGCTCATGCTCGCGAAGTACGCAATGGGTCACGGCATTCTCCGCGAAGAGTGCTGCTACGAGCTGATCACCTGATCAGTAACTCAGCCTAACGGCTGAACGCACAACACAAGGGCGGTAGGTTCCTCTTGGAGCCTACCGCCCATTTATCGAGGTACTCATGCTCACAAAGACCAGCCAACTTGAAGCCATCAACACGATGCTGTCCACAATCGGAGAGCCTCCTGTGAACTCCCTGAGCTCGCAGCGGGCCGATTCTCTGATCGCCGTGCAGATCCTGAACGAGGTCAGCCGTGAAGTTCAGTCGTATGGCTGGCACTTCAACATCGAGTACAAGGTGACGATGACCCCAGATTCTGCTGGATTTCTGTATGTCTCCGAGAATGTTGCTCGGGTAGATACGGATCTGATCGAAGGTCTTGACATCGTCACGCGGGGAAACAGGCTGTACAACAAGGCTACGAACTCGTATGTCTTCTCCAGCCCCATCGAGGTCACTCGCATCGTCATGCTTGACTTCGAGGAGATGCCGGAGCCAGCCCGTAGGTACATCATGATCCGTGCTTCCCGCATCTTCATGGATCGCATGGTTGGCTCGGAGAAACACCACGTCTTCAACATTCAAGATGAAGTCATGGCTCTCGGAAAGATGCGTGAGTACGAAATGGACACTGCCGACTACTCAATCTTTGATGAGTACTCGACTGCCAGCGTCATCATGCGAAACGCCTCCTACAGGACTTACTGATGCCCCTGATTACTCAGTCGATCCCAAACCTCATCGGAGGAGTCAGCCAGCAGTCTCCTGCTGTGCGCGACAGCAATCAATGCGAGGTAATGGAGAACGCTTTCCCCAGTCCAATCGAAGGGCTTATCAAGCGTCCTCCGGCGTCAAAGATTGTGGAGTTTCGCAAGCAAGCTGACAACGCGATTCTTGCTCTTGTCAGCGAGTCTGATGCAAAGCCCCACCTGATCATCCGAGATGTCAACGAGAAGTACATCTGCTTGATTCACCCAGATGAGATCTTCGTCTACAACCTTGATGGCACTCGCCAGAACGTCTACTACGACACTGGGGCCAAGAACTACCTGACTGGTGGAACACGAGACACCATCAAGGCTTTGACCATTGCAGATGTCACTTTCATTGTGAACACAGCCAGCAGCAACAGCTCGACCGTGGTTGCAATGGATGCATCCACCACCACGAGCATCAACTACGATCAGATTGCTCTGGTGTACATCAAGCAGGACAACTACGCAAGAAAAACTTCAGTAACTCTTACAAACTCTGCTGGAAACGGCACTGTTACTTACAGCCATACGAGTCCTCATACTCAGTCAGCCAACAATGAGGTTGGAACTGACCATGTAGCAAACGCTTTAGCCTCTTTGATCAACAGTCAAGAGGGCTATACAGCTGTTGCTATCGATGGTGTTCTGAGGATCACGAGAACCGGAAATAATTTCACCATTTCTGTCGAAGACGATTTTGGTGGACAGGGTGCAGTGCTTATCCGTGACCAGATTCAGCGGTTTGAAGATCTTCCATACGCCGCACCGAATAACTACGTCGTTCGAGTTCTTGGAGCTCCTGAGTCTGGCATCGATGACTACTATGTGAAGTTCGAGGCTGAAAATGGAACATTCTCCAAGGGCATCTGGCGTGAGACCATTGCCCCAGCAATCAAGTACAAGTTCAACTACGGAACGATGCCTCACATCTTGATTCGTCAGAGCGACGGGTCATTCATGTTCAAGAAGGCAGATGGAACTACTCCCGCAAGTAATGTTCCGGCAGGTGTTACCTACACAAGCTTCAAGTGGGGAGATCGTGAAGCAGGAGATCTTGAAACAAACAGCGATCCTACCTTTGTGGGAGATCGCATCACCAACATGGTGTTGTTCAAGAACCGTCTTGGTTTCCTGAGTGGTGAGAACATCATCCTGAGTGAGGCTTCAGAGTTCTTCAACTTCTGGCGCACTACGACTCTCGATCTTCCTGACTCAGATCCAATCGACATCTCCAGCAGTAGTCAGAAGATCAGCACCATGAAGTCCGGTGTTGTCTTCAACACAGAGCTTCTGCTGTTCACTGAGTCTACTCAGCTTGTTCTTCGTGGCGGAGAGATCCTGAGTCCCAAGAGCGTCTCGCTGCTTCCCATCGGTGACTACGAGTCGTATGCAGACATCCAGCCTGTTTCCTCCGGCTTGTCTGTCTTCTTCCCATACAACCGTGGTGGCGGGTATGCGGGCATCCGTGAGCTCGTACCCCAGCCAAACATCGATGGCTCGTATGTCGTGAACTCAATTAGCGATCTTGTTCCGAAATACATCTTCGGCAAGCCTGTGACCATTGCTTCGACAACTCAAGAAGACATGATGGCTGCGGTGAGCGGTGGAGATCTATATCTATACAAGTATCTCCGCACTTCAGAGCAGTCGCTACAGAACGCTTGGTTCAAGTTCACCTTCCCTGATGTGGCGACTGGTGGGAAGGCTAAGGTGATCTGGGCTGAGTTCGTGGACTCGTACCTGTACCTGCTGACTCTGCGTAACACCGCAAAGAATCCAGTACTGGAACGCATTCGATTCGGAGTTGATCAGACAGATGCGGACATCGTCGCTGGTGTCAACTGGCTTACGCATCTAGATGCTCGTCAGTACTTTGCTTCTGGTACTGGCACATACAACAGCGGAACTGGACTCACGACTTGGAATCTTCCAAAGCCGTACTCTTACAACTCAACGCTGAGTCAGATCTACACCACAAATGGTCTCCGGATTCTGGCTTCTTCCGGAACCTCGTACAACGCAAATACAGACACCGCAGGAACCGTCGTGGCCGTGGGCAATTACAGCACGACTCCAGTCTGGATTGGTTACAAGTACGAGATGATCTTCCAGTTCTCAAACTTGTGGCTTCCATCTCGATCACTGGGTGGAACCGCTGCATTGCAGACTGGACGCTACCAACTGAAGCACATGAACTTGCTGTACGAAGATACCTCGTTCTTCAAGATCCAAGTCACTGTTGGAATCGATCAATCCCAGTACGAGTACGTCTACACAGGAAACATCGTCGGCTCTTCAGTGCTGAACCAGATCTACCTTGATCGCGGCTCGTTCCGGTTCCCTGTCTACGGCAAGAACACCGAAACAACGATCAAGATCCTGAACGATTCACCGTTGCCGTGTAAAATCATCAGTGCGGAGGTCGAAGCTGACTACACCGACCGCGCACAGAGGTTTGCATGATCGACACCAGAGTGAGCCACCAGAGCGATTGTCTTGCACTTTCTAGGAACCTGAGACAGGCTGATCTCGATGAGATACAGGCTGCATCGGGCGTAATGCCTCACCTAGCCCTTCTAAGGGGCTTTGAGCAGTCCAGCCACTGTTACACCATCGTCCGCCCAGAAGCCGTCTACGAGCCTCTGGCAATGTTTGGTGTGGTCTCCATGGCCCTGAACCCTTCTGTTGGGCAGGTGTGGTTTCTCGGATCTGACGAGATCAAGCTGCACTCCATGGAGTTTCTAAGGAAGTCCAAGGGGTGGATTGAGCACTTCCATTCGGACTACCCAGTTCTCTACAACAACATCGACTCCCGAAACACTGTCCACATCAAGTGGCTTCAGTGGCTCGGGTTCCAATTCATCAACGAGATTCATAACTACGGACACGAAGGTAGGACTTTCTACCACTTTGTGAGGATCAACAATGTGTGACCCACTTTCTATTGGATTGGCAGTTGCGAGTACAGCTGTCTCTCTTGGTTCTCAAGCAAAGGCAGCTTCTGATCAAAACAAGTATCTCCGTAGCCAAGGGCAAGCTGCTGATGAGAATTACCGACAAACTGTAGAAGCGGTTCAACGAGATGTCGGCCTTCAGACTGATGCCCTCATGGCGCAGCAGATTGAAACCATTGCAGCACAAAAGCAACAGCTTCAGAACATCAGCCTTGATGCTCGTGCTGCTTCTTCTGCATACACCGCATCACAGGCTGAGACGGGGATTGAAGGGCGCACTGTTCAGCTGGTTCATGATCAGTTTGAACGCGAAGTTCTGAACTACTCATCTTCTGCCCAGCGGAATATGACGAACTACACAGCTCAGTTGAATCGAGAAGCGTCCGCAATCTACGCTCGCGGTCAGTCCATCATCAATAGTGGATATCCAGCTCCTCTTCCTCCATATCAGAGTGTCAACTATGCGTCGAGCATCCTGAATGGCGTTACGCAAGGAATTGGGATGCACACTTCG